GGCAAAATCTATGGATCCAACAAGATCTAACAAAAGATTTGCATACAAAGTTTAATAATATTCATTCTGTTGTGGACAATGATCTTAGGCATATACTTATAAAGCTCATTGACCAACAAAAGCTAATGCAGTTACAGCTTACAGCACTAGAAAAAAGCCATGAAACAATGGCAAACATGTCAATAGAAATCATTGGTAAGTTGATGGATAAGGATACATCTAATGGTTTTAGGAAAAAACTAGAGAAATTTTTAAAAGAAAACTAAGGAGATACAATGAAGAAATTTGTTAAATGGTTACAAGAGTATGCAAAGTCCTATATCAAAAATTATGTTAAGAACAATAAAAATGAGATTGTTGCTAAAATAAACAAGAAAGTTGACTTACCTTTTTTAAATGAAAAGCAAGAGGGTGAGTTAATAGAATCTGTGTATGAAATTATAGTTGAGGTATTTGATGATTCAAAAGATTCTTCTAAATAAAGCTATAGACTATTTAGCTAGTAATTTTAAGTTGTTAAAAATACTTAAATATGTAGAAGAACCTAATGAGCTTGACATAAAAGTTCATGAGCATGATGCAAAGATTATGAGCCATGATACAAGATTACAAGCATTAGAGAGAGCTATTAAAAAGAAATGAGCAAAGAACTCAAATTAAATAAACAGCTAGATCAACACTTGAAACAAGTAAAAGTTGGTGAAACAACAGCACCTATTGAAATATCAACAAAAGAAATAAGATTTAATGAGAAAACAACAATAGAAAAATCATTGCAACTTAATGGTGATTTAAATATAGTTGGCTCAGTAGGCACACTCAATTTCCCTGACCAAATTGTTTTAGAATCCTCTGAAGCACAAGGTGCATTAAATGTAGAAGCAGCAGGTTTGACAATTCTTTCTGCTTTGTG